CAAAAAAGACTACTTGGAAGATATGAAACTTATCTTATCCACCAATACCACAGAAAAACTAGCCCCTCTCATCAAAGAATACAACACGAATACACTCGATAAGACTTTTATTATGATAAATGATATTGTTCCAAAGAATAATGATAACCTTAATAAACAAATCCAAGAATATATGAAGGATTTTTACAAATCTGTTACTGAAGATACTAATAAACTCTTGAAATCTACACTCAACCAGACCTCTTTGGACGACTTTATTGGAGGTATTGATAACAAGTTTATGACTGCCATATCAAATACACAACAAATAGTCAACAATATTATATCCTCTACAGAACAAAGACTGGATACAAGAATTAATGATATCAAGAACTCTACTGAAAAACATATCATAGATATTAAAGGTATTACTTCTTCCAACAATAGTGTCCAAACCACCCTTCAAAACAACATCAACGAACTCTTGAAAAAGATGGAAAACTCTTCTACCAAGGGCAAATACTCTGAAAATATCCTATTCAATATCCTTCAGTCGCTATATTCAACCGCACAAATAGACTGCGTTGGAGAACAAAAAGAAACTGGGGATATTATGCTGTCCAGAAAAAACAAACCTACTATCCTTATTGAGAACAAAAACTGGGGTAAGAATGTTGTCCAAGACGAAGTCAAGAAGTTTATTCGTGATGTAGAACTTCAAAACTGCTGTGGCCTCTTCTTATCACAAAACCATGGTATTGCAAACAAGGAAAACTTTGAAATCAATATCAATAACGGAAATGTTCTATTATATGTCCATGAAGTCAATAACGACGCTGAGAAAATAAAGATTGCTATTGATATTATTGACAACTTTAAAACAAAGTTGGATGAAATTATTACAGTGAATGGAAATGGATACAATATTGATAAGGATATATTGGATGAAATTAATAAGGAGTATCAGACTTTTGCGTCACAGAAACTCAACACAATTAAATATGTCAAAGACTTCTCTTTGAAAATGGTAAAACAAATTGAAGAAATGCAAGTTCCTTCTTTGGAACAATTCTTATCCACTCGATATGCCTTTTCTTCCAGTAAATATGTATGTGAGATATGTCAATATGTCGCCAAAAATCAATCTGCTATGTCTGCTCATAAACGAGTTCATGAAAAAAATAATACACAAGCAATACAACCACCTGTTATTGAACCAGTTCAAATCGATATATCGGTAACAAACTCAACCTCATCTTCAAAACAAAGGACAACAAAGACTACTACTCCAAAATAATTTTTGTATTCATATAAATATCAATTTGTTATTTATATAATTAAAAGCTTACTGGATTGTTTTGTATGTATGTATTGTCATAACCAATTGCCATCTCAAAGTATCTAAATTTTTTTGGTAGTTTGGTTTCTTTGCTTGGTTCGGTTTCTTTCAGGTATTTCAACTCGATTCCACGAGGAAGAAGAAACTCATTTTCTTTAAATTTTAATTCTAACTCTGTTTTACAATTTTTTCTTTGAGTGTTTAAATTCATTATTTTGGTAAAATCAATATAAGGTATTCCTTCATCTAGTTGGTATCCATATAAACAACAGTCTTTCATGTTTGTAAATTGTAACACAGTTTTAGTATTTGTTGTGGTTGAACTATAAGAACTTATAGTACCAGTTCTACATGTATTACCTTCACATAATAATTTTTCACCTCTATAAAATACCATTCCTTTGGTTGACTTTGGTGCTTTGTTTATAAAATAGTCATCTAATGTATGAACAATCTTCGCAAAAAATTCCTTTAACTTTGGATTTAGTTTATTTTTTATTTCGTTGTTGTCTCTTAATAAACCATTTATATATACGTCTCCAACATTATTATATAAAAAAATTGCGTGGCATATTGTTAGGTTCTCTACATTTTTATATTTGTTATAAGTTTGTATCAGAATTAATATATGTTCCAACTTAAATAACTTGTTTAATTCGTCTTCTGTTTCAAAAGTTCCTTGATATAATTTTGTGTAAAATATATCTGTGTCAAAATTGTTGCAACCATCAAAGATATCTTTTCCATATGTATCTATTATCTTCTCTAAACCACCTAGTTTTGTTGTCCAATTATCTAATGATTGGTTAAATGAACTACAATTTTTAAACATATTTGACATATCTTTCACATTCGATACATTCCAGTTATCTAATGGTTGGTTAAATGAAATACAATCATAAAACATCGCTCCCATATCTGTTACTTTGGATACATTCCAGTTATTTAAAGGTTGGTCGAATGACCTACAACCAGAAAACATAGTTCTCATATTTTCTACATTGGATACATTCCAGTTATCTAATGGTTGATTGAAACTTGAGCATCCTATAAACATATATGACATATTTGTTACTTCGGACACATTCCAGTTGTTTAATGGTTGGTTAAAATTATTACAACCTGAAAACATACTACGCATAATTTTTATATTAGATACATCCCAACTACTAATCGGTCCTTTGTATTCAGGTAAGTCTTTCATGGCTTCATCATCCCATTTGTTTATATTGTAAAATTCTATAGTTTTTCTCATTTCTATATGATCTTTCGGGGTGTAAACCTGTGTTCCTTCTCCGCCTAAATATTTGGTTTGTCTTTTGGCATATTTTCTAGTATGTTTTTTGGTGTGTTTTTTGGTTTGTTTTCTTCTTGCTTTTTGTTTTCTTGTTCTCTTTTGTCTTTTTTTACTTGTTGACATGCCAAACCTTTATATAAAGTGTAGAAATTTATATTATATTCATATAGATATGTATTATATCCATATAAAATTGATTTTTATGTTTGTATGAATATAATATAGATAGAACTTATATAATATAGTATATATTAGTGTGTTATGTTACTCATTGAATTTGATTACAACCTAAATTATGGGTTGAATATATTAAAATATAGAAATATAGACGATGATAAATGGTATTACTTATATATTGATATTGAAACCCTTCATTTACTTGTAAAAAACTTTGGAATTATATCTACTAGGAGAATACCAACTCAGTTTATTTCTGTTGATAACCATTTAACTTCTAAAGAAATACATATGAAGTATTGTGATGTATCTATTGAAATGTATTGTGGTGATAAGACTAATAAGACACGTTTTCATCTTCCATTATTAGAACAAAATTATTAAAAATTGATATTGACTTTTGTATTATATTCATATGAACTTTTACCCATTATAAAAATCATTCGATACAGATACATAACCTTGAACTCCAGTTCTTTCCAAAACACATATTTTTATATCTTTCAAAGAACATATAAACATCGAAAACAAATGTTCATACCCAATACAGTTTACCATATGATTGAATGAATTTTTCAAGAATTGACACCACAAAACACCAATACTTTTTGGAAGTTTATATAAACAAGTAAATATATTGTTTATGTCTCCATCAATGTATTTAACAACAACATCATCATTATCAAAACTTTTATACGTAAAATTTTCCGACAACCAATATCTTCCTGAAATTTTAAATAAATTTCTGAAATCAATATTATTATGTATAACATATTCCAATCCACAAATAGTCATTGTTCCTTCTCCAAGCGCCTTTGAATGTCCATGAACATATTCTCTTAGTGTTTTATCGAAATAAATATTTATAAAATAGTCTGTGTTTTCCTGAAAATACTTTAACTCGTCATCGTTCAATAATGAACATTCTACAACAAGTATGGTTACATTTGGAACTTTTTGTTTCACTGACTCAATTGTCAACTTTGTATGTTCAAACCTTTCGCTTTTCGAATAAATGCTTCTTATATTTGTATAAGATAAAGGCTTCTGGGGTGGGTCTATTATTGATGTTATTAAAACTAAATTTGTCATTCTTTTATTATATTAATATAAACAATATATATATCAATTACAATAAAATAAACTTAATTTAACTTAATGATAATTATACTTGATACCTAATAAAAATTATTTAAACAATATAAAAACATGTATTGACATTATTTATAAAAACATATATGTTGACAAATAAAAATATATTATTTTTTGGTGGAACTGGCTCACTTGGTTATGAATTTATAAAAAAAAATATAGACAACAATATTATTTATAACTATTCAAGAGATGAATGTAAACATTGGAAAATGAAACTGGATTTTAATCATCATAAGAATTTAAAATTCATTATTGGTGACATAATCAATACATATAAAGTTGAAGAAACCTTGCTACGTTTAAAACCTAACATTATTATAATTGCTTCTGCAATGAAACATATTGAACAATGTGAATATAATACAGACCAGTCTTTGAATACAAACTTATTAGGTGTCAAAAATGTTTTGGATTTGGTAGAAAAACATCAAGATAATTTAGTAGGGACACTCGAAACTATTTTATTTGTAAGTAGTGATAAAGCATGTAGTCCAGTCAATGTATATGGTATGTGTAAAGCATTGTCTGAAACTTTGGTCGTTGAAAAGTCTCATTATGTAAAAGCATTCAAGTTTTTAAACATTCGATATGGTAATGTATTGAATTCAAGGGGAAGTATCATTCCTCTTTTACATATTATTGGAAACGACAAAGAAAAGGACCATTTTACTTTAACTAATGAAAATATGACAAGATTCGTAATGACACTAGAACAAAGTGTTGATTTAATTGAATATTCCATTTTGAACGGTGAAAGTGGCGATACTATAATTCCAAAACTGATATCAATGAATGTAAAAGATTTGATTGAGATTTTTTGTGAAAAATACAACAAACCTTTGAAAATAATTGGTATCAAACCTGGTGAAAAGTTACTCGAGTCTTTAATAAATAAATCTCAGTCTGCAAGAATCAAAAAAAATGGAGACTATACTCATATTAAATCATTATTTGACTTTAAAGAAACTATCGATGAAAAAGACTTGGTTGATTATAATAGTAAAACAAATCCATTAAATAAAGAAGAATTAAAAAAATATTTGATTTGTTATAATTTATTATAAAAAGTTTTTTCATTTTCATTGTAATATTATAGTTACAATAAAAATGTTTATGTTTGTTCATTTTGTGAAAGTGGATAATTGTATTGTTCTAAAATCTGTGTTTTAATATCTGGTATTTTATAATATAAAGATAAACGGTTCTTATATATCGTATCTAATGTCATATTTTTTATTGGATAATCTATTTTATTTATATTAATATTCAGTTTATATATTTCATTTATATAACAACACAGTTCATATTTTGAAACTTTTTCTGGTGAAAAGATATGTCTTACTCCATTCCAATATTCGTTATTTTTT